GTTTCCTTTGGAACTTCTTCAAGAGTTGCAGATTCTTTGTCAATGGAGATGATTTCATTGCCACCATGCTCGCAAAGGTTTGTGAATGGTTGAACTATGATACGGCCAGTGTGGAATACCTGGCCATAGGAATGGTTCCCGACTCCCCAGCGAAAAATGGTGAAGGGATGATAACACCCATTGTTTCCTTGAAAGATATGGACTTCAGCAGTCGTCACTTCAATTTTGACAAGGGGCCAGACAACGTCATGGGAGCCCTCAAGACCATCTCAATTGAAAAGGCATTCCACTGGACTACTTCAGAGAGCAAGACAGACATCGTCAATGCTATACATAGTGCACTCATAGAGGCCTGTGTCCACGGCAAATCGTATTACAACAAGATAGCCGGGGAATTTAACAGGTGTTCCAAGATCATCTACAACAAGAACAAATTAGATCTGGACTACGTCCCTATGACCTATGAGAATATGTGTGGTGCACTGTGGGGTGAGAGGATTGAGTCCCCTAAACTTAACACTCTATCCACGATAGATTTGACATCTGGACTAGTTAATCTAGCCATAGCAGAGTACCAAAGCAAAGTGGAGATGACCTCAAATGTTTCACAGAAGTCCATGGAAGCAAGATATAACATGGACCGAGATACTAGAAGCGAGGCAGAAGAATCGCCAGGCGCTTACAGCGTTGGTGGAGGATCTCACTGCGTCAACGTCGAGTTCTACGAGCTCCCAAGGTTCGTCGAGCTCAGCTCGGGAAGCAGAGTCAGAAGACTCGCGCTTTCTGCGCTCTCAGCGAGGGATATTGTTAGCGCAGCTGGAGTTCCTATCACTGACGATCCATTCAAGTGTGGACCCCAAAATGAGAGACCACCCAAGGGCTGGACCAGAGCCCCAAGAAACCACAGGAGAGTGCTCGCCATCGAGTTCTCTGACGCCTTCACAGAGGGAGAGGTTGAAGAATATTCTCAAACCGTCCTCTTGAAGTTGTTGGATGAAATGGCATTCGATCGCCGCTACAAGCTCCGCTTCCAACAGGAGCAAAGTGACGATGGCTGGACACCCCCCCCCCCAACTCCTCAGAATGAGGAAGAAACCGCTGACATCCCTGATGATCAGCCTGTTTCCTCGACAGAATCGGGGCAGCAACTAAGTGGAACTAGCTCACTTAAAAAACTAGAAATACTGGAGACCAGGAGCTTTGCCCAGTGCGTCCTGCAGGGTAACTGTCTTTCCAAAGACAAGCCCACCGATGACCTGAAACAGCTGGTCCGCTTCTTTCGGAAGACCACCTACGAAGAGTGGAAGGCTTACAATCCTGCTATCCAAGACTATCTGAGAGCTGCTCAGTCCTACTTTGACAAGAGGCCCCACGCGGTCCCCCTGGCAATG